ACCATGAAAGGGGTTTTATCCTCAAACATTCGCCAAGGATTAGTTAATACTGGTTTGCCCGTGAATTCACGAGTGATATCAATCAATACCTTTGTAGCTTTTCCACTGTAAATATCCGCATTTTCGGTAGAACTGATTTCGCCGTAATGGTCCTGATGTGCATGACTAATGAGAATTGCATCAAAATGTTCATTGGGCAACTCAAAACCTTCTCCGGTCAAGCTGCTTCCGATATCAAGCAAGAGCGAAGTTTGAGCTGTTCGAATGCCTATGCATGAACCGCCGATTTCATGTGTGCCTCTGTAAACCTTTATTATCAATTTTCCCTCTATAGCTTAAAATTGCCTTTGGATTTTTTCACATAGCCAAAAGGTATTTCTTGAACCCGAACGGCTTCTACCTCTTTTAGAGCATTATCAAGCAGGATGCTTCTTTCGTTATAGTCATATAGGACAAACAATATTTCGAAGCCATCGATTTTCTCGACTTCAAAGGTGTTTGGCAATAAACCTAATGCAACTTTATTTTGATAGATATTCACAACGGTTTCTTTCAAGGAATCTGCGTTATTTGTTATTAGCCTCGAAAAATCATTATAATGCTTTGTAAGACCTGCCGATCCGGTGATTGCGCCCAAACCTTGTTTGAGCTCAACCAATACGATTTTTACTGCATTGTCTTTCTTGGTAAGAGCAAGCATATCCACACGGCTTTCATTCCCCGTTTGATATTCGATATCAACGACAAGATAAGAAGCGTCAGACCTCGAATTCGCTACACAAAATTCCTGCTGCACTCTCCTCTCCAGCTTGGGATGCCCAAGAAAATAGTAATCCATTTCTGTTTTTAGTATAGGAATGACGTCTGTCCATGCATCAACGTCGTACTTGCCGATTTTCGCGAGCAAGTCCTTATGCGTTTCTTTGCCGTGGTCGCAATATTTGATGTCAAAAGTGAATTTATATCTGTCCAAAGCGGGCTCGATCATAAGCAAACGTCCGCCTTTATAATACACATTAACATAATTATTTCTCAACTCGATTCTTAAGTTGCTATCTGTACTAATCGCAGAAAAAAGCCTGCTTAACTTACCTTTTTGAAAATCCTCGATGAACTTATCGCTGATGCCTCTAATGTAATTTTTCAACGTTACCCTCTTGTCATTTTTCCTATTTATATTATATCAGCTTATAATCTAATAAGCAATATATCATTTTTCTTCAAAACTCGCCTTTACCTCTTTCCAAATGATTGTTCCTGTTCTGCTATCGCAATGCGGTATATAAGTTATATTGTCAGCGTGACCGGTTATCTGTTTCAAGGTTGTACTGTCGGGGTCGGTGTATTCCACTGTAGGGAACGTGTCTGCGTTTACCTCGGCGATCAGCTTTTTCAAATCGTCCGTTGTGAGGTAATCCCATGTAAACGACACCTTGTTTTTCACGGCGATAATATCCGCCACCAAGGTGCCGTCTATAGTTCTGTCTGTCTTTTGCAGCTTGTATTTCGATTGGCTTATATCCGTAGGGTTTCGGCTCAAGGTTTTACTGTTTATTTTGAATAATACCATCTTATACACCCTCCAGTTTTATTCCGTTGCGTCTGAATTCTTTGGTTAAGCTAGGCAATATCAATCTCGCAAACACTTGCCCGTCTATTGAAAGCTCCACCGGCTCGCCGCTAACTTTGTTACCAGTCTGCATCATGCTGACTGCTCCGAGTAAGCTGTTTATCAGTCCTCCGTCATCCTTTTGCGGCACTGCTGCGCCGCCTACATTGCTAAGCGTATCAGCTGTCACCGACACAACTGATTCTATATCGGGGAGCTTTGCCCTTATCCCCGTTGCAAACATATCCATCATATTAGGCATCCATTCGTCAGCGGTGTGTCCGGGACCTTTCTTTGTAGGCGAACTGAAGCCGAGGTAATCCTTGATTTTCTGTCCCACGCTTTTAATGCTGTCTCCTACCCATTCTATCGCCGAGTTAATACCATCTACAATACATTGGATAAGGTTTTCTCCCCAGTGGAAGGCATCCTTAAATAGATCCTTAAACCAGTCGCCTATTCTGCCGAACACTCCGGTTACCGCTGTCCATATGTTGTTCGCGCCGTCTTTAATGTCCGTCCAAAGACTCTTAAACCAGTTGCCTACCTTTTCGCATACGGCTTTTGCAGCTGACACAAAGTCAATACCAAAACTGCTGAACAATCCGAGAAAACCGTCAACAAAGCCTTTGGCAAAGTTTTTCATCGCTTCCCACAGATGGCTATAGTATGCTTTGACGCTTTCGCCGGCGCTCTTTATATGCTCCCATGCCCCGTCCAAGTCGCCTTGTAAAAGGTTGACTATTGCGCCTATTACATCAATGAAAACTTGAAGCGCGTCTAATATCGCTTGTATGAATGGTCCAAGCGCTTGTATGATTCCGTTGACTACGCCGACAGCGGCGGCAAGCAGTAATGCAAGCGCTCCGCCTATTACGATAAGTAATGGCTCAAGAAGATCCCACAAATCTTTGATTACTTCCCAAAGTGATAGAAACACACCTTTTAGCTGCTCCCAAATAGGACTTAGGTATCCTAAAAAGACAGTTACCGATTTGACAATGCCGTCTAGCACGAACACAATTGCATCCCATATTATGCTGAAAACAGTCTGCACGCTCTCCATTAGCCTATGTCCGTTTTCTTGCCACCAAGCAACGATAAACGATATCGCGGATGTTATAGCTTGCCTTATTCCCGACCAAATCTGAACAATTGCATCTCGGAATGCTTTGTTGTTTTCCCATAAATACATCAGGCTTGATATCAGCTTTTTGATTACAGCTACCACTATGCCGATGCAAAAAAGTACTGCATTCGCATAGACTTCAAACGCCGATTTTGCTGATGATAATATCTTTTCGCCGTTGGTTTGCCACCAGGCTTTAATAGCGTTCATTGCGCTAAGCAACCCCGTCTTGATTCTTTCCCATAGCTTATTGACTTTTTTTCGGAAGTTATCGTTTGTTTTATATAAATAAACAAGCGCCGCCGTTAACGCGATTACCGCAACAATAATTATCCCAACAGGACCTGTCAGCATCCCGGCTACTTTCATTATCGTGCTTCCTATCTTTACAACTTTACCTAAGACAAGAAAAAGTGGCCCTATTGCAGCCGCTATCATCGCTATTTTTACTACTGTTTCTTTTGATACCGTGGACAAGCCTTGAAACCGCTCCATAAGCGGCATAAGGTATTGTTCCATCAGCTTTCGCAGTATCGGAATCAGCACATCGCCTATGGAAATTGCTATCTCTTCCATCATCGACTTCATAAGTTTTGCCGAGCCTTGCATGGTGTTTATTTGCTTTGCTGCCATTTCCGTCGCTGAATTTGTGTCTGTAATACTTTCGGTCATCTCAGCTATTTCGTCACCACCTTGAGCAAGCAATGCCATCATACCGGGACCGGCTCTTGCGCCAAACACTTTCATCGCTTGAGCAGTAGATAGTCCCGAGTCTTTTAGTGTATCAACAATATCCGAGAACTTGTTGGTTGTTGGATTAAGTTTTGTTAGTTCTATGCCCAACTCTTCAAATATTTTTTTTGCGCTTGCTGTCGGGTTCATCAACGCAACAAGCGACTGTCTAAGTGAAGTTCCCGCCATACTGCCGTCAAAGCCTGCGTTATACAATATAGACAAAGCGCCGGTTGTCTCTTCAAGACTCCAACCTAAGCTGTTTGCGACAGGTCCGACATAACTCATAGAATAAGCGAGTTTTTCCAGTGTCGCTTGAGAGTATCCAATCGAGCTTGCAAACACATTTGACACCCTTGCAGCTTCGCTTGAATCTAGTTGAAATTGGTTTAGCGTAGCAACAACAGTATCCGTTGTGAATGCTAGATCGCTTTGGGTTGCCGAAGCAAGGTTTAAGATAGGTTCGATTGCGTTAGCCATTTCCTCTACCTTGTAGCCGGCTGATGCCATATAATACATCGCGTCAGCTGCTTGGCTTGCCGAAAAGACAGTGGTTTTACCCATCTCTCTTGCAATCTCCGTCATCTTCTCCAGTTCTTCACCGGTAGAACCCGAAACGGATGCTGCATTTGCCATACTCTGTTCAAACTCCGCGCTTGTCTGCAGCGCTTGCTTTGCAAATAGAACAAGCGGCATTGTCACTTTCATGGTTAGCGATGTACCTATAGAAGTAAGACTGCGGCTTAGTTTCATAAGCTTAGACTGCGCGGTCTTTAAGCCTTTACTTAGGCTAGATATATCCGCGCCGATCTTGACTACAAGATTTCTAATTACTGCCACAACCTCACCTCCTTACCTATTTTTTGCATTAAAAAAGCAAGTCCGTTTGAACTTGCTTGCATTTTAGCCAGAGACTATGACTTACACATTGATTCCTTTCTCCTTTGCCATCGCCTTTAGAACCATATCGCCCTTACTCATTACTTGTTTCTGCGGTTTATCGATATCTTTAAGCACTTTGGATAGCTTTGGCAGTTTTTTGTGCCTTCCAAAATACTCCGTATAGTACGCTTGGGTTATATTTCTCTTGAGTTCTTCCTTTGCTTCGAATGCGTAATTTTCTGCAATTAAACTAATCTCATAAGGGGTATAATCCCAAGCGCCTATGGGATCAAGACCTAGACTCTTGACGGCAAACCCGTAATACTCGCTTATTCCCCAGTCTTTTCGTCCGACTGAGGACTCTACCCGTTTTTTTCGCCACCGCCAAAAGCTATGGTAAATGCTTCCGCTAATTTCGTTGCTATTGTACCGATATCAGAATAATAGTCTATAAGTTCGCCGACCTTTTCGGGTGTTAAATCCTTATCCTCATGATACAACCCTGCAAACATAATTGTCCTTAGGTCTTTCATCGAAAGGTTTTCAAGGTCAAGGTTTGTGATAGATTTGCCCGTTAATTCCTCTACTTTGACAAGCGCATTCATGCCGTAGCGGAGATTTCTTGCCTTGTCCAATTCTATTGTTACCGTTTTCTTTGCCATAAGTGCCTCCTATTAAGTAAATGAAATCACGCCGTTGCCGGTAAACTCTATGCTTATGCTTACCACATCGTCCACGGGGTCTTCGATCGAAAGCGAATTAATTATCGCCTTGCCGCCGTAGTAGTGCGTACTATCCACATAGAACTGCGCATCCACTGCTGTCCCGTTAAGAAACGCTGTTTGCAGCGCCGCCTGTCCGGTTTGGTCATTGTGAATATTGAAATCGCCCTCTGCCGATGCCGTCCACTCCTTGAGACCCGCTATGTAGCTTTTCCAGTCTTCGCCGAGGGCGGTAGTTTCCAGTGTATCCAAAGATAGGTCAATCGACCAGTTTTTGATACCAACAACCGTTACCGGTGTTTCCGTCCCGATAGCGAGTTTACCTGATTTTCCTGCTATTGCCATTTTTTATTCCTCCATATATTCAAAGATAAATTCGAGGATGTTGATATACTCCTCTGTGTTGTAATTGGTCATCGTGTTTCCGTCCGATGACAAGTCCGTTATTGTGTGGGTAGCCTGAATATCGATTCCGCATAAATCCCCGCAAAAGTCGTGAAAAACTGCTTTCAATAACCGCCCTGTTTTCCTCGCTTTGCCGAAGGTTGTGTCATGGATTGAGAACTGTACAATCTGCCTTACAAAGCCTGTGTGGTGCTGCAATCCGTCCTTATATGTTGTCGATACCGGTGTATAGACAATAGCCGGCAAGGTTGGGTTCTGCGGTAAAATATGCGGATAAATTCTGTCCCCAACCGCCGTTTGCAAGGCGCTGTTCTGCAACAGATATTGAACCAGGCACTCGTAAAAATCTTTCACATTTTCCTCCCGACGGCATCTGCCAGTGTTTCCGTTATCGCCTTGTTAATCTTATCTTGATTATCGTCTACCGCTTCCCGCATAAAGGGATTTGCCGGTCTGCCCTTTGCGCCGAGTTCCACGAATGTGCCGTATTTTAAGGTTTTATCATAATCGATTTTGACATCTGCCTTAGTCGGCTTCGAAATGTTTTCGCTCATTTTCAGGCTTTCCCTTAACGCGCCGGTATCAACTGGGCAGTTCCTCTTTGCGTCTTCAAGCGCAACCTCTCCGCCGGCTTTTGCCGCTTTCATCAAGATTGCGCTTGCAGCCATATCCATTGCCTTGAGTCTTCTCGCAATTTCTTTATCGCCTTCAAGGCTGACTTTGACTTTCTTCTGTTTCGCGCTGTATCCCATTATTAATTTCCTTTGCTGAGACCACCGTCCAGCGATGCTCTGTAACAACATCTTTCAACGCTGTTACCCCGAACAGCTTTTCCCCGTAACGGATGCGATGCTTC